CTGAAAAAGGCAGAATTAACGGATATTGAATTTGAGTGCAGGATACCACAAGAAAAATATCCCTTTGCCGTTTACAAGTCGGGGTTCAGAGGTGCTGACTATTTTCTGGACTACTTTGAAAGCCTGAAAATGAGTAAGGAGCCCTTCCAGTTCATTGTATGCAGGAAACGACCGACCGGAAAAAGACTTTTCGATACCAATATTAAGGTATCTATGGAAGATTACAAAATTACAGAGGACGCAAAGGACGGGTTCGATGTCCTGGTAAAGATAAAACTGAAACAATGGCGGGATTACGGGACAAAGACAGTGAACATAACCTTCGACATGGAGAAACCGAAAGCGAGTGTTGAGGCACAGCGGGAAACTGTTTCTTCACCAGCTCCGGCAGCAGCGCAGACTTACACGGTGGTAAAGGGGGATTGTCTCTGGAATATTGCCAAAAAGTTTTATGGGAACGGCAGTAAATACACGGTGATCTATAACGCGAACAAAAGCGTAATTGGGGGGAATCCAAACCTAATCTATCCTGGGCAGGTATTGACGATTCCAGCAGCTTAGAAAGAGGGTGTGTTCAAATGAGCGTTGAACTGTTGATTGGGAATGAGCTTGGTACAAAAGCATACCTTCCAGCGGTGGAAGAAGGGATTGAATGGACCACGGAAAGGAAGAACACACCTGGGAAACTGTCTTTCAAGGTATTAAGGGATGATGTGCTGGATTTTTCAGAAGGAAGCGCAGTCAGGATGAAGGAAAACGGTGATGAGGTATTTTTTGGCTTTGTGTTCAAACAACAGAGGTCGAAGGAGCAGATCATCACCGTTACCGCCTACGATCAATTACGGTATCTAAAGAATAAAGATACCATAGTTTATGAAAATAAGACGGCGGACCAATTCTTGCGGATGGTTGCCGCAGACTATGCGCTGAATGTCGGGGTACTGGAAAATACGAATTATATCATTAAATCAAGGGTTGAAGAAAATACTTCCCTTTTTGAAATGGTACAAAATGCTCTTGATCTGACCTTACAGAACACGGGGGAAATGTTTGTCTTGTATGATGATTTCGGGAAGCTGGCTCTGAAACACCTTTCTTCCATGGTGGCGGGCAGTACGGGGGCTTATTTGATGGTGGATGAAGAAACATGTGAAACCTTTGATTACACTTCATCGATTGATGATAATACCTATAACAAAATAAAGCTAACCTATGACAATGAAGATACCGGGTTAAGGGAAGTGTATATTGCACAGGATTCCGGCAATATCAACAAATGGGGGATCTTACAGTATTTTGATACTCTGAAAAAGGGGGAGAATGGGCAGATGAAAGTTGATGCCCTTCTGAAATTGTATAACAAGAAAACTCGTAACTTGAAACTTACTAATGTTTTAGGTGATAATCGGGTACGGGCTGGAAGCATGATTGTTGTGAACCTTGACCTTGGGGATATGAAATTGCGGAATTTCATGCTTGTGGAAAGCTGCAAACACACATATAAGGAAAGTGAACACTGGATGGATTTGACTCTTAGAGGGGGTGAATTTGTTGGCTGATGCGAATGGATTAGTGGAAGCTATGAAAAGGGCTTCACGGGACGAACGGGAAGCGTCAAAGCCCGTCAATGTGTACTTTGGGGAAGTAGTGAGTGCCGCACCGTTGAAAATCAATGTTGAACAGAAGATGGAACTGGGTGGAGCGCAGCTTATCCTTACAAGGAATGTAACTACCCATGAAACGGAAGTAACCGTTGACTGGAGTACAAACAGTAAATCCGGGGGAAGCGGTGATGCCGCTTTCGCTTCTCATACGCACGGAATAACTGGAAAAAAGAAAATCACCGTTCATAATGGGCTGGCTGTCGGTGATGAAGTGATACTTATACGGCAGCAGGAAGGTCAAAAATTTATTGTGATTGACCGGATAGGGGGTAAGCCATGATCCCTTCAACGGTTGGTTTTTTGGATAAAGATTTTGAGATTGAGGAACAGCCGAGTTTTACATATAAGATGCAGACGGACACAAACCTTGTCCGGGGATATACTGACGGTCTGGAAGCAGTGAAGCAGGCTATTTTCAAAATTATAATGACGGAACGCTATCAGTATATCATGTATAGCTGGAATTACGGAATTGAACTTCTTGACCTTTTCGGTGAACCAGTAACTTATGTATGTCCGGAGCTGAAGCGACGTATTTCGGAAGCGTTGCTTTGGGATGATCGGATTCAGAGCGTTGACAATTTTGAATTTGACTTCCCATTTAAGGGGGTTGTGCATGTAACCTTTATAGCGCATACCATTTTCGGGGATGTGCAAGCGGAAAGGGAGGTGAATTTTTAATGTATGAGAATACAACTTATGAAGTAATCCTTCAAAGGATGCTTGACCGTGTTCCTGATAAATTCGACAAGCGGGAAGGTTCGGTTATTTGGGACACCCATTCACCTACTGCTATTGAACTCCAAATTTTGTATCTTGAACTTGATGTGATTTTGAAAGAAGCTTATGGGGATTCAGCTTCAAGGGAGTTCCTGATCTTGCGTTGCAAGGAAAGAGGGATATCCCCCCATGAAGCAACAAAGGCGGTATTGAAAGGGGTGTTTGTCCCGTCCACCATTGATGTGACCGGGCAGCGGTTCAATGTCGGTGATATCAACTACATTGTGACCGGGAAAATTGCGGATGGAGAATACCAGGTTGAATGTGAAACAGCTGGGAAGATTGGAAATCAGTTTTTCGGTTCAATGATACCCATAGAATATATAAAGGGGCTGCAAACCGCTGAACTGACTGAAATCCTCATTCCTGGAGAGGATGAAGAGGAAACGGAAGATTTGCGGCAAAGGTATTTTGCTTCTTTTGATGAAAATGCCTTTGGCGGGAACAGGGCTGATTACCTGGAAAAAACCAATGCGATTCCGGGAGTTGGGAGAACAAAGATGACAAGGGTATGGAATGCAGATATTTCCCCGGCTGACATGATACCGAAAGAAAGCGTTGAAACGTGGTACAACGGCATTAAGGAGACGCTTACCGGGGAAGTCCGGTACTGGCTGGATTCCGTTTTCCATGCCGCAAAGCAAAAGAAGCTGACAACCGGGGGGACTGTATTGTTGACTGTCCTGGATTCTGGATTTAATGTGGCATCGGATGCTTTGATTCAAAAAGTCCAGGAGATTATGGATCCGGATCAGAATGCAGGTGAAGGCCTGGGGCTGGCGCCGGTTGGGCATGTGGTATCTGTGAAAAGCGCTTCTGCGATACCAGTATTTGTGGAAACTTCTATTACCTTTGCAGATGGATATGCTTGGGACAACATGCAGAGTCTCTTAGAAAATGCTGTATCTGAGTATTTGTTGGAATTACGCAAGGAATGGGCGGGCTCCTCAAACTTAACTGTACGCGTGAGCCAAATTGACACACGATTTTTGAGAACGCCCGGTGTGGTAGATGTTCAAGGGACGATGATCAACGGTACAAGAAGCAACCTGGTTTTAGGAGAATTTGATGTGCCAGTATTCGGGGGTATATCGCATGATTAGAGAGGTTGACCTTGTTTCTTATTTACCACTGTTTTTAGCAGAGTATAAAGAAATTAATGCAGCATTAACTGCCGAAAATCCTGAATTTTTACTTATATGGGACGGAGCGGACCGAGTTTTACGAAATGAATTTATAGCTACGGCGGATGAGTATGGGATTTCCCGGTTTGAAAAAATGCTTGGCATCCTTCCTTCTAAGAGAGATACTTTGGAAAAACGGAGGTTAAAAGTTCAATCCAGATGGTTTACCGCGCTTCCATATACCTGGAGGATGTTAATTAAAAAGTTATCTGTGCTATGCGGAGGCCGAGAATTCCGGGTATATATGCCGGAAAAAGAAAGCTATGAAATACGAGTAGACATTCCAATAGAACCAGAATCAGAGTACCTACTGCAAGAAACCCAGCAAATGCTGGAGCAGTTCCTTCCGGCGAATCTTTGGTATCTGGTTACCGGGATAGTGTACCGACGTAAAGAAGCGAAAATACTTGTTGGGGCTATACGAACTGTATCTATAAAGATAAAAGCCGAACCTGTGGACAAGAACTCCCACAACGTTCAGCAAGAATTTATAAAGGTCAGGTCAGTTACATTTAATCACACAAAAATTGTATATAAACCAAAGGAGCAAAAATGACAGGTACGATTATAACTAAAAAGGGAATGATCTTGATTGCAAAACTCTTAGCATCCAATCAGGAATTAATTTTTACGCGGGCATCTGTGGGAACGGGTTCGGTCCCGCAGGGCTGGGATCCGGCAGGAATGACTGGATTAAACCAATATAAAATGGATGGAAAAATTTCCTCATGTTCTTCAAAAAATGAAGAAGCCACGGTGGTTTTTCAAATCAACTCCACAGATGTTGAGTCTGGTTTTATAATTACGGAGGCGGGACTGTTTGCAGAGGACCCAGACGAAGGGGAAATTTTATATGCCTATTTGGATTTAACAGACGATCCCCAATATGTTTACGCGAAAAACAGCGTAGTACAAAAATTTGCGGAAATTGAATTTAAAACAATCGTGGGCGCGATTGAAAGCATAGCCGTGATTACGTCGCCGGATGCCCTGGTGACAAAAGAGGTTTTTGAAAAGGAAGTTGAGGCGCTAAACAATCCAGAGTTTGATGATTCCGGAACGGCAGCTGGAATCACAGGCTTTCCGGCGTTTTTGGAAAAAATCAAATCAAATATGAACATATTTGAGTTTTACAGGAATTTTAAAGCCGGGATGCAGTATGTATTACATGCAGGCCAGATCGTAAATAA